GGTATCACTCCAGACCCTCTTGCTATGTTGATAGCTCAATTTGGTGGATCAAAAGTTAGACAGATGGCTGAAGGTACTGAAAAAGGTCTTGGCCCTTCCGGTAGTGGCGGTGCTAGTAGCGGAGGAGGTGGGTTTAAAGAGGGACCTCCAGGACGTAGTGGTCCTATGGGGGGCGGTAACAAATTTGGCGGAGGAAACAAGGGCGATGGCGGCGGCGCAATGGCACAAGCTGCTAAAGTTCTTGGAATAAGTGCAAGTACTGCAGCCGCTAACCAAGCTGCCAATAATAAGAGGTTCAATGATAAAGGTGAAGAAAGAGGCTTCTTTGACAGGATGTTTACTTCAGTTACAAACCCTACTACAACTGGAAAAATAAGCATGGCTACATCAGCTGCAAAGCTTTTAGGAAGTGCCACCGCCGCAGCTATCTCTCCTATCACAACTGCTGCAAGTTTCGCTGAATTTTTAGGAGCTAAACCAAAAAGCTCGGAAGAAATTGCGGCAGAAAGGGCAGCCTTTAGATCTGCAGGTGATAGAGCAGCAGGCGGTCTAATCCATAAAGCAGCTGGTGGTCAGGTTAACTCACTCCGTGACCGCGTACCTGCTATGTTAGAGCCAGGTGAGTTTGTCATTCGCAAGCCTATGGCAAAAGCTATTGGTGGAAAGGCACTTGGAGCAATGAATGCAACTGGAGCAATGACACCTGGTAACGTTTCTGTTAATATTAACAATCAAGGTTCGCCAAAACAAGCCCAGGTATCTGCGCCTAAGTTTAACGGTGATAAATATGTTATTGATATTGTAACCCGTGATTTACGCAATAATGGTTCATTGAGAAAATCTTTACGAGGAGGTAGCGCAAGCTAATGGCAACTTATCCTGATGACGCAACAGCGACCCTGACCGCGTTCCCAATCACATCAACTGTAACCTATACTAACACAGGATTATCAACAACTGCTTTTAATCTTTCAGCCGCTGTTAGTTTAGCCTCTGAAGTTGGTGTTTTTATTGATGGAGTTACTCAAGCAACTGACTCCTATACTTTATCAAATGGGGGAGCTACCGTCACATTTGTTTCTGCCCCAAATGCATCAAATTTAACCTTACAAACACTATCAATACCTGAAAAGCTTAAGACAAGCAGGCAAACATTTACAACTTTAAGTGTAGACTATGGCAATACAACTGCAAAGGTTGTAAACGGAAATTCATACATAGTAAACTCTTTTCAAGAGAGTTTTGCTCTACCGGCAGGTAGTGATGTAACTTCCGCAGACTCCCTACAAGTTTTTGTTAGTGGTGTTTTTCAGCAGGATGATGCCTTTACTTTTCCTTCAGCTACGTTAGGTTTTGACGGAATCGATATTGGTGATAACGCCGCTGTAAAACTTCTGACTAACTTTTTTGGAAATGTTACTGATGATAGCCCCTCAGCTCATACCGTTCAACAATTAGGATCTCCTACATTCGTTGACTTTGGAGATGATAAATTCATTGACTTTGATGGTTCATCAGACTACCTCAGACTGCCCGTGTCAACAGATTTTAATTTAAGAGAGAAATCATTTACATACGACACATGGGCGCGTCCTGACACAGGAACCTCAATGACTGCAAATCAAACACTGTTTGCAAGTTACTTAGACGGCGATAACTACTATGCGCTACGAATTGTTGGTTCTAATTCTAATGTTGGTTTTGTGTATCAAACCTCTAACTCTTTAGTTGAGGTGTATGGAGGTAATTGTAATGGTGGTTCTAATTATCATGTTGCTGTAAGTAGTGAAACAACTACTAGTAATCTTCGTCTTTATATAAATAATGTGTTAGTAAGCCATACTAACTACTCTTTAGATTACAGCTTTTCCGGAGCTAACGCTTATATTGGTTCAAATAATACAACAGGTGCTGAATTATTTAAAGGTGGAATGTCTTTTTCAAGATTAGCACATACGTCAAGATATCGTAGTTCATCTCACGAACCTCTAGCTACTACTAACGCTCTTTCAGTGATTTCTGCCGCACCCCTAGGATCAGTAGATGAAAATGACACCATCTCAATTCGTATGTTTGACTCCACTGTTGAAACAATTGACAGATTTTCTTCAATGATTGACAGAAAACCTGATAGAGGCATCTCTTCTGACAGAGTATTTGACACTATCACCTTTGCTTCTCAAGCAGGGTATGAAAAACGTCGATTAAAATCACGTAGATCTAAACGCTCATATGATTTAACTTATTCAGCTATCACAGGTGTTGAAAAGGTGGCAATCGAAAACTTCTACATTGCTCGAAGCGGTGACTTTGAGTCATTTAATTTCGACCTTGCCCACATTAACGAAAGTGGTACAATTGTTACTAGATTTGAGGGGGGATTAAGCATAGAACAAACTTACTCTAACGGATCAAGGCTTATAGATAACTTTTATACAGTGTCTTTTAAACTACAAGAGGTATATGATTAATGAGTGCTCGTGCTTATGATGTAATCTTAACTGTTAACGATGTGACAGGCTTTGTAACGCAAAATACTGTGATCGGTGTCACCTCTAAAACCACTGGGGTAATAGCTAATGTGGACACAGCATCTAATCTACTCAAAGTAAAACAAGATAATCTTTTACAAGAGTTTAACTCAAGTGAGTCTATACAATCAAATGCAATCGTCACTACTGGAAGTGGTAATCTAGAAGCTTCCACTTTTACTCCTAAAACATTTAGTTCAAATACTACAACTGCGACTGCTACCATTTCTGCAATTGCTCCAAGCAATTTTAAAGCAGCTAAAAATGCTTTCACGCAAAATCCAATAGTAAGACTATACTCTCTATACTATCCTGGTGAATGGTATCCTCCTAACGAAAATGGTAATCCTGGAGGTGCTGGCGCAGGTAAGGCATGGCCTAACTATTTTCCTATTAGATTTGCCGAAGTCAATGGTGATTTAACATCCGATATTCTTTATAATGTTAGTTACGGTGGCGATTCTTATATCCCATTTCCTGTCAACATGTCTGCCCTCGCACAAGGAGCAGAAGGAAAAATTGACGAACTTACACTAGAAATATTTAATGTAGACAACGTAATCACTCGTTTAGTTGAAGACCCGTTTTTAGCAGGCAATAATTCTTCTAATTCAGTTCAAGCTACAGTTAATGGAGAATTGGTTCACGGTATAGACCCACGAAGTGTTCTAGGAACCACAAGCAATCCTGATGGCTTAAACTATGATGCAGACATTGAAGGATATTATGGAAGAACTAATGCTTCATTTGACTATACCCAAACTTTGGCAGTTGGGGGAACTTGGGTTGAGCAAAAACTTGATACTCGTGACTTATTAGGAGGAGTAGTTGAGGTAAAAACCACCTTTGCAAACTTTTTAGACTTTTGGCCTGAATATAGTACAGTAAGGTCTGTGCGCTCAAATGTTATTGAAGTTGTTAACACACTACCTTATCGAGTAGGAGATAGTGTCCAAGCTAAAGGTGGCTCTTTAACTGCGACTATTCAATCAATACAAGATCAAGCGTATCTATTTCTTTCTAGCGAACTTGAGGCTAACACGGCTTTTGGTCAGCCTATATACATAGTTAACAATGAAGCTGATACTGAATCATACATTGAAGATACTTTTAAAATTGATCAACTTGAGGGTTTAAATGAAAGTGTTGCTAAATTCAATTTGATTTCATGGTTACAGTATTTTAAACTAGTCACTCCTAAGAGAAAATTCTATAAGAATACGTGTCAATGGAAATATAAAGGTCCTGAGTGTCAGTATCCAGGACCAGCTGGTGGAACTATTCCAGGCACCAATAAATCAGCTAATAGTAATCCTATTGCTGCTAATAATCAAATAGCTTCATCAGCTGATGGAGATGTATGCGGAAAGTCTATCATTTCTTGCACTCTACGTAACAATCAAATTCATTTTGGAGGCTTTCCTGGAACAGGCCGAACAGTCCCGCAACAATAAAATCTGTATATTACCTTGGGTGCACCAGTTTGGGAC